TTCAACTTCGTCGAGCACTTCCAGAACAGCAAGTATGCGAAGGGGCACGTCATCGACAGCATCCTCCGCAAGATACACCTCACCCAGGACCCCCGGGACGACGTTTTCTTCGTCGACATCCTCGTGGCGACGGACCTCTCGCACCACAAGCTTGCCGACGACATAAGGAGCAGGAAGGTCAAGTACCTGTCGATGGGGTGCGTCACCGACCTGGTGATATGCTCCTTCTGCGGGCAGCACGTCACGGACGCGAGCAGCTACTGCCACCACCTCCAGTTCAACAAAGGCACGTTCCTGCCGGACGACGACGGGGTGCCGCGCCGCGTGGCGGAGCTCTGCGGGCACAGGACCCTCCCCGGAGGGGGGGTGAAGTTCGTGGAGGCTAGCTGGGTGCAGACCCCGGCGTTCCCGGGGGCGATGCAGAGGTCCATAGTGGCGGACGAGTGGCTGGGCCCCGCCACCCGCTTCACGAGCAGGGTCGAGGCCTCGGGGAAAGAGGCGTTCTCCAAGGCGGCCTCGGAAAGTGGCGACTATTCAAGTCCTTATTTGGGGGAGCTGTTGCTCTCAAGTGACGACGGAAGGAACCTAAGGTAATGGCAAAGCCAAAGGCCGACACGGTCATCGCAACCTACAGGCGCAAGCTGGCCGAGCTCGGCGAGCTGGACAACGAGATCAAGAGCCTGGACATGTCCCTCCCCGAGGGGGAGGGGGAGAAGACGTTCGACTACCTCGCCGAGAAGCGGGGGGAGATCGAGCAGGAAATCCGGGCCATGAAGGAGAAGGTGGACCTCCTCACCGCATGGGAGAGGTTCAAGGAGAGCCAGAACTGGTCGGACGACCTGAAGTCCGAGCTGGACGGGCTGGACGAGGAGATAGGGAACATCGCCACCGGCAAGGGCACGGACCTGGTGGAGGCTGGCGGGAACCTGGTCCCCGAAACGCCGCCCGCGCCTGCGGGGGCCAAGCCGGACGTGCCGGGAACGCCCCCGGCCGAGGGGGAGGGAGTCCCTCCCGAAACCCCCCCGGAAGGGGCATCGCCAAGCGAACCACCAGCGGGGGCCACGCCCCCGGCCGAAGCGCCCCCGCCCGCCCCGGCAGGGGCACCGCCCGCCCCCCCAGCGGGGGAGCCGGTGCAGGCCAGCAAGGAAAGCAACTACCAAACTCAAGATAAGAAGGGAAATTGTCCGCCCGAAAAGGGGACGAAGCAGAGAGGAAGAGCCATGGCAAACGAAAAGAAGTCTTCGCTGAAGGAAAAGCTCGCCGAGATGAAGGTCAGCCGGGAGGCGATCACGCGGGAGGCCAAGACCCGCGTCGCCTGCGCCTGGACCATCGCCAAGACGATGCTGCCGGGGGCCCCGCCCGAGACGCAGCAGACGTTCGCGGCGTCGCTGCTCCAGAACAAGACCTGCGCGCTCAAGGCGGCCCTGCGCCAGACGGCGATCAACGCCCACTACGCCAAGGTGGCGGAAACGCTCAAGGAGGTCCACAAGGTCGAGATGAACGACCTGCTTGAGAAGCCCGAGGTCCTCTCGAAGGAAAAGAACGCCGTCAAGGCCGAGGTCAGGGGCGAGGCGAAGAACGCCGCCCCCGCCGAGAAGACGGCCGACGACCGCAAGGACGCCGGGCCCCAGACGCCGACCTACAACGATGGTCGCGGATGCGGGGGCGGAACGCACAGCGAGCCGAAGGAGCTCGACGCCTCCAAGGCCGGGGAGCGCCCCGGGGCCGGGGAACGCCCGGGCGACACCGTGGACCTGTCGGAAGGCAAGTCCGCCTCCGAGAAGAAGGCGGCGGCATGCGCCGAGTGCAAGCCCGGCAAGCCGTGCCCGAAGTGTTCCAAGGAAACCACTGCCAAGAAGGCGGACGACCCCGATGCTGGGCTCCACGGGGGGGACGCCGCCCCGCCAGCAGGTACCGCCCCGCCAACCGAGGCCGCCCCGCCGGCCGAAGCGCCGCCGACAGGCGACGCAGGCCTTCCCGGGCCCGGGCCGGAAGCCCCCGCCGCCGAGATGGTGACGGAGGAGAAGATCAAGGACCTCGGGGAGAAGGCCGACGAGCTGGCGGACGAAATCCACCAGCTTGAGGAGGCCGTCGACAAGGAGGAGAAGGAGGGCGAGAAGGTCCCCGAGGGCGTCGTCGAGAGCGAAGGCGACGAGCTTGAGGCCGGGCTGCCCGAAGGCGAGGGCCAGGAGCTCAAGCTGGAGGAAATCTTCAACGACGAGGAGATGGGAGAGAAGGCCGCCGCCCTGGCCAACGAAGGCGATCCCGGAGGGACGGACTTCTTCGCCCCGTCCGCGGCAGCCGAGATGGAGGCCTCGCTGGAGGAAGGCGACGGCATGGGCACCATCAGCGACATGTTCAACAGGCAGGGGTCGGACGACGACCCGCTGGCCGCCCTGATGACGGTCAAGTCCGCCGCCGAAGTGGCGGGGATCAGCGTCGTTCCCAGCTACACCGGGGAGGCGGCGAAGCACTTCGAGCAGAACGAGGCCGCCAAGGAGACCCGCAATACCTCCAGCGACCACGAGGACGACCTCTGGGCCGAGGTGATACCGGATGGGAAGCCCGAGGAGCAGGGGGCCAAGCGGACCCCGCAGGACGCGACCAACGAACTGAAGCCCCCGAAGGAGGCTTCCGCCAAGGAGGGGGAGAAGAAGGCCGCCGCACCGGCAGCGCCCCCGACCCTGAAGAAAATCAAGCCGGTCATCGCCTCCGACAAGGAGCCGCCGCGCATCGACGTGGCCAGCGCCCTGTTCGCCGACGATTTCGAAGGATAGCGTACGCTTCGCGAGCGTGCCTTACATTCCCCTCCGGGAGCCGCAAGGGTCCCGGAGGGGAAACGTTTTTATGGCGTCGCGAGGGCCCGTCCGATCACCGTTCCGGGCGTCTTTCCTTAGCAAAATGCCCCCCGCATCCCCTGGCCACAAGGTTTTTCGACTACGGACTCCATATACTGAATGGGTGCCGAGGCTAAAGTCCCGCTGTCCCTCCATGGACTGAGGACTGGCCAAGGCACAATCCAACCATTCCTGAAATTGGAGATGTCCAATGTCCTTGAAATTGGTATACTACGGACAAAACGACAGCGTCAACTGCGTGCCGGACGTAACCTTGACCGGCGACCCGGGGACCGACCAGGCCACGCTCACCGCGGCCGGGTACCTGGGGGGCAAAATCATGGCAGTCGGAGCGCCTGGAGACAGGGGCAACGATGCCTATGGTGAGGCTTCCAACACGGAGTCCATCATCTATCCGTGCGACAGCGAATCCAAAGCCCCGTTCGCGACGCTGCTCAACGGCCCCGGAGAATTCTCCGGCGCAATCGGCCCCGCAGGGTCGAAGAAGGCCCCCGTCGTCCGTGCCCTGTGGCAGGGCAACGTCAACAACGAAGCCTACGACACAGGCGCGACCTGGACCGGCTCGCTCGGTGCCTTCCTGTTCTGCGGCGGGACGACCAACTCGATCATCGGGAAGTACACCCTGGTCGCCCGGCTCAACACCAACACCCTGACTACGGCCATCGAGGCCGGGAAGTTCCCCGTGGGCATTTGCACCCACATTCCGTCAACCTCCGAGCCCTGGCTCGGCGTAGCCTCTCTGCTGTAGAGGAAAAGGAATCCCCCTCCGGGGGGACCACCTTAAAAGGAAAGTCAAAGGAGAATCACCATGGCAAACCTCAGCCGCACACAGCAGCAGACCGCTATGATCGGTCAGTTGCTGAAGACCGCAGGAGGCCGCCAGAAGCTGGCCGCCTCGCTCGGACCGTCTCTCCGCAGGCGGCGTGACTACATGAGCATCGCACGCAAGGCGCTCATGGTCGAAACGCTGCCGGACGGCGCTCTGCCCATCTACGACAAGGAATTCGACACCGCGGCCCAGACCGTGGGCTCCACCCCCGGCGGGTCCTTCGTCGAAGCCTTCGTCGTGGGCGAGGAGGGCGGGGATATCGTCAGGGTCACCAAGCCCAAGAGGGTCACGGTGCCCACCTTCGAAATCGTTTCCAACCCGATGATCCCGATCACCCAGATCAAGGAGCGTCGGTTCGACTTGGTCGCCCGTGCCCTCAACCTGGCGAAGGCCGAGGTCGGGGCCGCCGAGGACGGCTACGTGTTCGGCTTGTTCGACGCCGTGGCAGCCTCCGCGAACACGGCGGTGGCCGCGGACAACGTCGCCAGGGCCGGAAGCGGCACGTTCGATCCCATCTACAACGGCGACATCGCCATCAACGCCCCCATCGACCTCAACTCGATGGCGGACGGCTTCGGGCAGGTCCAGCGGCACGACCTCTCGGTCGCGTTCTGCTTCTTCAACCCGAGGGACTACATCGACCTGTTGAAATGGACCCAACAGAATATCGACAGGGAGACCCAGCGCAAACTGCTCAAAACAGGAGTGATGGGCTATCTGTGGGGGGCCACGCTCCTCCAGTCCCGCAAAGTGGGCTATGGCTGCGTGTACATCTTGGCGGACGCCGAGTTCCTGGGCGTCATCCCGGAGCGCATCCCGCTGACCGTCATGTCCGCCGACCGTCCCGACCTGCGCCAGATCGGCTTCTCGATCTTCGAGAACCTCGGCTTCCTGGTCTTCAACCCGTCGGGCGTCCAGCGCCTGACCGTCAACGGGCGGTACGAAGTGTTCGTCGCCAACCAGAACATCGGCGAGAACTAGAACTAGCCGCTTGGCAAGCCTCGATGCGAGGGCCCTTCTTGGGTCCTCGCATTTTTTTGTCTGCATGGGCAGGCATGTCCACATAGGCCCTTTCGGCCTTGTTTTTCCCGCTTACCCGGACATTTGGCCCGATAAATGGCCTGATAGGCCGACATGTAAATTTTCGTTACGGTTATCCGGACATTCGCCGGTCCTACCTGAGGTTGCCCTTCCTGCTGAAAAGCAGGTAGTCCGCGTGGTTCCTCCGCAGGGAGTTGTTGGACACCCATCGTCCGCTGATGCGCTTCTGCGCCCGTCCCACTATGAGCCACTCGAACGGCTCCCCGCATACCGAGATGGCCCACAGGGGCATCCATTGCGGCTTGTGGTTGTGGACGAACCCCTGGCACTTCACCAGCAGGAATGCCTTCGTGACGCGCCAGCACTCTTTGGTCCCGGCGATGAAGCGCTCCTTCATCTCCGCGTCGTTCCGTCCCATCGTGCTGAAACGGGCATCCTCGGCGGTCCCCACGTCCGGGTGGAACGGTGGGTCGAAGACCACCGTCGGTATGCTTCCGTCCGCGAACGGCAGGCGCAGGAAGTCGGCCACGAAGTCCTTGGCCCGCAAGGGGTTTATGTCCCCTCCCAGCACCCTGCGGGAGCTGCCCTTCCAGAATGTCCCGTTGCCGTAGGTGACGTCCACGACGGGGGAGGGGGCCCCGACCAGGTCGAGCAGGCCGCCCACGGCGTCCCCGGACGTCCCGACCATGAAGCTGTTCATGCCCCCAAATACCGCAATTTCGGGTATTAGCAGTCGTCGGGCACTATCCCGTCCTTCTATGGGGGGCAAGAGTGAAATCCTACTTCGTCAACACGACCGTCAATTTCGAGAAGTCCAAGTTCTACGTCCGGCCCGGCGACCTGCTGTCGTACGACGCCCAGCACGGGAACTCCCTCGCCGTCTACCGCAACGGGCAGCTCCTCAAGGTGCTCAAGCAGGATCCCCTGGCCGTCGAGGCGTTCGTGAAGAGCGGGTTCATCGTGGAGGTCAGGGCCCCGCAGCCCGAGAAGGCGAAGGACGTCCCCGAACGGACCCCCCATCCCCTTTCCTACGTGGGGGTGGTCCCCCAGCCCCCCGTGGCGGCAAGGGACAAGAAGCCTCCCGCCGACCTTCCCGCCAAGGAGCCCCCCAAGGAAGGCAAGAAGCGGA